CATGCGAAATGGAGTAATGTATTTACTTGCGATATCAGGAAAAGAAGAAGAAGGAGCATACTCTGTATTAGATGAGGATGGTGAGAAGGCACTATACCTTTTTGAGGAAGAAGATGATGCAACCCGATATGTTGGTCTTTTGGAGGCAGAAGATTATCCTGAGATGTCAGTGGTAGAAGTTGATGAAGAAGTATGCATAAAGATGTGTAATGCATACAACTATAGGTATTGTGTGATTACTTCGGACGACTTTGTAATTCCTCCGCGAGATATTAAACTAGAAGATTTGACGGAATGATATAAGTGATGTAGAATGGAAATATGATTAACTACCTAAATGATAATCTTCAAGCAAATTCGGTGGAAGAACTTACTCTCAACGGGTAATAACTTTACTGAAATTGATTTAACGGAAGCACAGACAAGTTTGATTGTCGGAACAAATGGAGCCGGGAAGTCAACCGTTTTAGACGCTCTGACGTTTGTTCTGTTCAATAAACCATTCCGTAAGATCACCAAACCTCAACTTGTTAATACAGTTAACGAAAAGGATTGTTTGGTTGAGATTGAGTTCTCGACAGGTATAACTGATTGGAAAGTTATTCGTGGTATCAAACCAAACATCTTTGAGATTTACAAGAACGACCAGATGCTTGATAAGGCAGCAGCAAATGCTGATCAGCAGAAGTGGTTGGAGGAGAATGTATTAAAGATGAACTATAAGTCATTCACTCAGATTGTGATTCTGGGTAGTGCATCTTTCGTTCCATTCATGCAACTTTCTACTGCAAATCGTCGTGAGATTATTGAGGATCTGCTGGACATTAAGATTTTCTCATTCATGAGTAATATTCTTCGTGAAAAGATTCGTAGTTCAAATGAGGATATTCGTGAACTGACTATCCGTAAGGATCTGGTAGAAGAGAAGATTGATATGCAGAAGTCATTCATCTCTGATCTGGAGGAGACTGGTAAGAAGAATATCCAAGATAAAAAGAATAAGATTAAAGAGTTTGCTGGTAATGTAGATGACCTGGTAAAGGAGATTGAAACACATGGTGATAAGTTGAAAGAAGTAGAAGATCAAATGGAAGTGTCTTCAGGTTCTAATAAAAAACTTAAGAAACTTGGAACACTTCGTGGTAAACTACAACAGAAAGTATCAACAATTACTAAGGAACATAAATTTTTTGCAGAGAATACGGTATGCCCAACCTGTGATCAGCATATCGAAGAATCATTTAGATTAAATAGAATTAATGATGCAGCATCAAAAGCAAAGGAACTCCAACAGGGGTTCACGGAGTTGGAAGAGGCGATCAGACTTGAAGAGGAAAAAGAAAACCAATTCAAGGTTCTTTCTAAAGAGGCAACTAACCTAACGCATGAAATTTCTAAAGCAAATACTAGGATTTCAGGATTGCATAACAGATCGAGAGATCTTGAAACGGAAATTCAAATTATTACCGAACAACTTGAGAACCGAAATACTGAGCACCATGCATTAGAAAAACTAGTTACAGAACTGGAGGAACTCCAATCTAAACACTCCCAACAAAAAGAGAATAACGTCTACAACGAATTTGCACATTCTTTAATGAAGGATGGAGGAGTAAAATCCAAAATTATTAAGAGATATCTGCCTCTTATGAATCAGCAGATCAATAAGTATCTTCAGTTGATGGACTTCTATATTAACTTCTCTCTGGACGAAGATTTCAAAGAGACTGTAAAGTCCCCGATACATGAAGATTTTAGTTATGAATCATTCAGCGAAGGGGAGAAGATGAGAATTGACTTGTCTCTCCTCTTTACCTGGCGAGAGATTGCTAAAAGAAAGAACTCTGCTAGCACCAATCTCTTGATCCTGGATGAGATCTTTGATAGTTCACTCGATGGATTTGGAACAGAGTATTTCACAAAGATCATTAAGTATGTTGTAAATGATGCGAACGTCTTCGTCATTTCACACAAGACTGATGAACTTATGGATAAGTTTGACAATATCATAAAATTTGATAAAGTAAAAGGGTTCAGCAAAAAAGTTTCATAGGTATTTCCATGACAACCCCTAACTGGCAACACCATTCTAAGAAGGAGCAGAAACGGACTCTCAAACCACAAGCAGTGAGAGCACGGAAGGAAGCACTCAGACAGTTTAAAAAGAGTCACATGATCCTGCCCAAGAGGCGGGATTCGTTGTATTATGAGTCCATACGAAAAAACAACGATGACTGTTTCCCACGAGATCAAGTCGCAACTTGCTAAACTTCTGGCAACCGAAGACTTGGTTGTGGAGAACAAGAATGTAGAGACTGCATGTTTCAATGTTCATACCCGTGTCCTGACTCTGCCCAATTGGAAGAATGCAACTCCTGTTGTCTACGATCTTCTGGTTGGGCATGAGGTCGGACATGCCCTTTATACTCCTGATATTGATTGGATTGTAGATCGTAATATTCCCCCACAGTTCGTGAACGTTGTAGAAGATGTTCGCATTGAAAAACTGATGAAGCGTCGATATCCTGGTCTCTCTAAATCTTTTTTTAAGGGATATGAACAATTGAGTGGTGAAGATTTCTTCCAGACTAATGATGAAGATCTGTCTCTGCTTAACCTGGCAGACAAGATTAATTTGTTCTATAAGATCGGTAACTTCATAAATGTTCCCTTTGAGAACGATAAAGAGAATAATCTTAAGGAGCGATCTGGCGAGACCGAGACCTTTGATGAAGTATTGGATATTGCAGAAGAGATCTACAAGTATTGCCTGGACCAGAAAGAACAAGAGAGTAAAATTAACTTTGATAATCACGAAATGCCTCAGGGATCTTCTGGTGGTGATGACGGTGAAGATGTAGAGCAGGAGCAGGAATATACTTCAGGTGGGGGTGATACTCAATCTTTTGATTCTGAAGAGACTGGTGATGAGATGTCTGATATCAATGATCAGCAACAGGGTATGTCTGGGGGTGTAACTTCTGATCCTGATGTGAAGACCATGAGTGCATTTGATGATGCTGTTCGTGAGAATTTACTGGATCAGGATGCTTATGATAATGTATATGCAGAACTACCCGAGTTAAATCTTGATCGAATTATTATTCCTAATTCCAAGATACATCAATTATGTGAAGAACAGTGGTCAGAAGAATCTACACCATTGTTGTTCTTTCAATATGTCGATGAGGCATTTAACAAGTTTAAGCGTAGTGCCCAGAAAGAAGTTAATTATCTGGTGAAGGAGTTTGAGTGCCGTAAGTCTGCTGCTGCATATGCTCGTGCGTCAACTTCTAAGACAGGAGTTCTTGACTGCACCAAACTTCATACATACAAATACAATGAAGACCTTTTCAAAAAGGTCACAACATTTGCTGATGGTAAGAATCACGGTCTGGTATTTGTACTTGATTGGTCTGGTTCAATGGGCAATGTGATGCTTGATACTATGAAGCAACTCTTCAACCTCATATGGTTCTGTAAAAAAGTTGGTATTCCTTTCGATGTCTATGCATTTACTAACGACTATCCTCGTGACGACGGGATGGGTATTGCTGAATTATCCTACAAAAAGAAAGACGGATTAGTTCGAGTTAGTGAGTCTTTCTCAATGTTGAATATTCTCACTAGTAAAGTAAAGTCTAAGGAACTTGAACAGCAGATGCTACACATGTTCCGTATGGCATATCACTTTAGTGCTAATTGGGGAGTACCATATTCCATTCCTGTGGGATTGTATCTTTCTGGAACTCCTCTTAATGAGGCACTGATTACTTTAAAACAAATTATCCCTCAATTCAAGTGTAATACCAATGTGGAGAAGGTTCAGTGTGTGATTCTGACTGATGGTGAGGCACCTCCTCTTAAGTATCATAAAGAGTTTCAAGGTAGATTCCAACACAGCGTTGAACCGTATCTCGGAGTCAATAGTCTTAATGGAGATTCATTTATACGTGATCGTAAAACTGGACACACATATTCTATGATGCAAGACTGGAATGATCAGTCAAGATTCAGTCATACTGGTTCGATGCTCAAACTTCTTCGTAACCGTATGCCTTCAGTCAACTTTATTGGTATTCGTGTTCTTGCTTCTCGTGATGCAAACTGCTTCATCCGTCAACATGCACCAGACTTTAAAGAATACGATAGAATTTCACGTCAATGGAAAAAAGAAAAGTCATTCACTCTTACTGAGTCTGGATACCATAAGTACTTCGGGTTGTCTTCTACTGCAATGAATCAGGACACAGAGTTTGAAGTCAAAGAGGACGCTACAAAGACACAGATCAAGACTGCTTTTGTTAAGAGTCTGAGAACCAAGAAGATGAATAAAAAAGTTTTAGGTGAGTTTATCGAACTCATTGCATAAATATTTAAAACCTCATCATTTAAAGCTATGTCTAAATTCGGAGATTTAGTTAAGGGAAAGAACGAAGCACCAGCGGCCGCTTCTCCCACTCCTCCTGCACCCGTAGCAGTACCCACACCTGCTGCAAAGGCAGTTGGTGATATGTCCAAAGTTGAACTTGAAGAACTTGGTCGCACCAAAGGTATCGAACTTGACCGCCGTAAGAGCAAGTCGAAACTTATCAAGGAACTCAAGGACATTGGGTGAACCAATCTTACAACTGTCTGAATGGGGGTCACAAGACCCCCTTTTTGGTCTATAATAACTTCAGTTGAAACAAAGCACACAACATCATGTCTCTCTCTTCCGAGTATATTCGCACTTCACTTCAATCCATGTATGGCGAGTCTGTCACCAGTGGCGATATTCGAGCATGGTGTGCAATGAATGGTGCTAACTATCAAACCGTTTCTAAAAAAATTGACGAATATAAAACTGGTCGCGGTAAGTGGAATCTGAGCGTGCCTGAACAACTTGAACAAAACTATCAGGCACCCCCTGCAATGCCTGTAATTGAACAGAATCTAATTCCTGATAAAGATGATACTTTCGTCAAGTTTGGTAATTTCGGTGATCTTAAAAAAATTATTCAGTCCCGTCTATTTTATCCAGCGTTCATTACTGGTCTCTCTGGTAATGGTAAAACGTTCTCGGTTGAGCAAGCATGTGCTCAATTGGGTAGAGAACTTATCCGTGTAAACATTACTATCGAAACAGATGAAGATGATCTTATTGGCGGTTTCCGTCTTGTTAATGGCGAAACCGTCTGGCACAATGGCCCAGTCATTGAAGCACTCCAGCGAGGAGCTGTCTTGCTCCTTGACGAGATCGACCTTGCCTCTAATAAAATTCTCTGTCTCCAGAGTATCCTTGAAGGAAATGGAATCTTTCTCAAGAAAATTGGGAAGTTTGTACACCCCACTGCAGGTTTCAATGTCATCGCAACCGCAAACACTAAAGGTAAAGGTTCAGACGACGGACGATTCATTGGAACTAACGTGCTCAATGAAGCATTCCTTGAGCGATTCCCAGTAACATTTGAGCAGCAGTATCCTAGCGTCAAGACTGAGCAGAAAATTCTCGAAAACATTTCTCAAACTTTGAATGTTGATAATGTAGACTTCTGTAAGCATCTGGTCGATTGGGGTGACATCATCCGTAAAACCTTTTATGATGGTGGTATCGAAGAGATCATCAGCACCCGTCGTCTGGTCCATATCATTCGTGCTTACAGCATCTTTAATGATAAGGCAAAGGCAATTCAAGTTTGCGTCAATCGTTTTGATGATGAAACCAAGCAGGCATTCATGGAACTCTATGATAAAGTTGATGCAGATTTCGCCATTTCGTCAGAAGATGAAGATCGTATCTACGTAATTGACAACACCAATATAATCTGATATAATGACGAATGCTTGGTCCCTACTTTATGATGAAATGATAGAACATTCAAAGTATTATTATGATTACGATCGTAATAGAGATGCATCAGATCCATCCATGCCGCCATGGGGTCATAGTGATCTAGAATATCAAATTAACCTTCACATGAACAAAGAATCTACACGCTACAAGTATAGTGAGGAAGAAATAATTAAAGAGTTACAAGAGTACATCGGTGGAACATATCAACAGCATTATTCTGCTGGTTCTGATAAGATTCAAACTCTTGATTTAATTGAAGCATGTGGTGATGGTGAGGCATTCTGCCGATCTAATATCCTCAAGTATGCTTCTCGCTACGACAAGAAAGGAACTGCCCGCCGTGACATTATGAAGATTCTGCACTATGCTGTGCTTCTGATGCATTTCAACGACAAGAACGCCCAACGTGAAATTTACAATCAATGACTATGAAACTCTCCGAAAAAACTGTCAACCTTTTGAAGAACTTTGCTTCTATCAACCAGTCTATTGCATTCAAGAAGGGCACTACTCTCCGCACTATGTCTGTGATGAAGAACATCTTAGCAGAGGCAAAAATTGAAGAAGAGATCCCTCAGGACTTTGCAATTTATGATCTGGTTCAATTCTTGAACGGTGTTACTCTACACGACAACCCCTCTATTGAATTCCCCAACCAGTCAAACCTGACTATTCGCGAGGGCAAGGACCGTAAGACCAAGTATTTCTTTGCCGACCCTAGTGTAATTGTTTCTCCTCCTGAAAAGTCCATCACACTTCCCACAGAAGATGTATGCTTCAAACTTGATAGCACTCAACTCCAGTCTCTCTTAAAAGCATCTGCTGTCTATCAACTCCCAGATTTGGTTGCAGTTGGAGAAGCAGGTGTCGTTAAATTAGTTGTTCGTGATAAAAAGAATGACACATCTAATGAGTACTCGATCACCGTTGGAGAAACCAATCTAGAGTTTGCTTTTAACTTTAAGGTAGAAAATATTAAAATTCTTCCTGGAACTTATGAGGTTGTAATCTCAGAAAAACTCCTTGCTAGATTTGTAAGTACCAATGTTGATCTCACATATTACATCGCGCTTGAACCGGACTCCACCTTCGGTTGATGTCCCTATGAGAGTATTAGGCAGTGGTCTTGTGATTATTGCTTATTTTATTATTCTCCACATCAATACAACACTTGGTGTTGTACTGCAGATGGTAGGTGATAGTATTTCAATTCCTTACTTTATACGGACAAACTCTTGGGATGTTGTTATTATGGTTACATTCCTCCTAGTGATTTCCCTAACACATTTATTATGAACATCTTTGTGACGGACGAAAGTCCCTGGCGTTGTGCTGAGGTTCTACCTGATAAGCATATCGTCAAGATGCCCCTAGAGACCTGTCAGATGCTCTCTATCATTGCCTCAAATAAGTGGGGGCATGGTTACGGTACTCTTCCCAAAGCAGACGGTACACCCTATGCTACAGAGAAGGGAGCGTTTCGTAATCACCCTTGCACCAAGTGGGCAAATGAGACTATAGAAAACACTCGATGGTTGTTTACTCACGGTATTGCATTATGTGAAGAGTACTTTACTCGATATGGTAAAATCCATACTTGCTTCAAGACTCTCCTTGCTGCTGATGAAATCATTCCTTATGTAAAATGGGATGATCACACTCCCTTCGTTCGTGCTATGCCTGAAGAGTACAAGTTTGATGATAGTATCTCTACCATCGAAGCATATAAGATGTATATTGCATCTAAACCTTGGGCAGCAGAAAACTATCTGCGTATTCCTGAGCGTAAACCTGATTGGATTTGATTATGAACATACCTGTTGACCGCATTGCAGATGCCCTTGAAAGAATTGCAAACTCTTTGGAGCATCTACATATTGAATCAATTGACCATGCCCACATAGATGAGATAGAACATAATCATGTTGAGGGCGATCTCAATACTCACAGTAAAACTTGGTGACTAAATTATGAGTAACTTTATTTGGGTCGAGAAGTATCGACCACAGACCATTCAGGAATGTATCCTTCCTGAAGATACAAAGAAAATGTTCCAAGATTTTCTAAATAAGGGTGAGATTCCCAACATGCTGCTCGCAGGTCCTCCAGGAATCGGTAAGACTACAGTAGCAAAAGCACTGTGCAAAGAACTAGGAGTAGATTATTATGTCATCAATGGGTCCGATGAAGGACGATTCTTGGATACTGTCCGAAACAATGCGAAGAATTTCGCTTCGACCGTATCGCTTCAAGCAACTTCAAAACACAAAGTCATCATCATTGATGAAGCAGATAATACATCCAATGATGTACAACTCTGTTTACGGGCGTTTATTGAGGAGTTTGCTGGTAACTGCAGATTCATCTTCACCTGTAACTATAAAAATAAAATTCTTGAACCGCTCCACTCCCGATGTACAGTCGTTGAGTTCGGAATCAAAGGAAAAGAAAGAGCAAAGATTGCCAACGGTTTCTTCCTTAGACTTCAAGAAATTCTCACAGGCGAAGGTATCGAGTACCAAAACAAAGTACTCATTGAACTCATCGGGAAGCACTTCCCCGATTGGAGACGTGTCCTTAACGAGTGTCAACGATACTCCGTGGCTGGAAAGATTGATTCGGGGATCCTTGCGTCGTTTGGGGATATCGCGGTAAATGACCTTGTTAAGAATATTAAGGAAAAGAACTTTACTGAGGTACGTAAGTGGATCGTTTCTAACCTGGACAATGATCCTAACGTACTATTGCGTCGTGCTTACGATGCTCTTTACGAAGTTCTGGACGGTCCTAGTATTGCTGCTGCCGTGCTCATTGTTGCTAAGTATCAGTATCAATCGGCATTTGTCGCAGACCAAGAAATCAACCTCTTGGCGGCAATGACTGAGATAATGGTTGAATGTGAGTTCAAATGACACCCAATGAACTTGAAGAACTAAGGTATGATGTAGCACAACATATNCTTAGTAAGATGAGTGCTGGTTCTCAATTTCAATATGCATTAGATCGTATGCTTGAAATCTATGATAATTACTCAGAAGAAGAATTAAAAAAGATGTTACCTAAAACAAAGAAANGGGGTAAAGGTGGAGGATTCTAATGCCACATGAATTTGACCCTTGTGAAGCACCTGTTGATGGTGAAGTTGATAGGTGGGGGTTTACTATCAAACCTTCAATCTCAGACACTGCCGCCACTCTTATCTGTTTAATGAATGCTCCTTGTGGTACAGACAAGAAACAAATTGAAAGACT